ACTGTAGGGACATTTGATACTGCCAGTAGAAACCCACAGATGCTTAGTGATGTAGCTAAACGTCTTGATGGCTATAACGGTAGGCGTAACAATGGGGAGCATGACTGATGATTAAAGTAACATACATAGACCACATGGGTAGTGACCTGAGTGTAGTAAATGCAGCTAGGGTATCCTTTGGTAAGACTAGTGAGATGGATATGAGTGACCCTTGGGGGCCACCTAAACTTAAAGATAAGGATGCTAAACTAATCAAGTATCTAGCCAAGCACGGTCACTATAGTCCCTTCGGTCATGCCTTTGCATCCTTCCATGTCAAGGCTCCTATCTTTGTAGCTAGACAACTAGTCAAGCATAAGTTCCTACGTTGGAATGAGATTAGTCGTAGGTATGTGGATGATGAGCCTGAGTTCTATGAACCTGATGTGTGGAGGGATAAGAGTAAGGATAAGAAGCAAGGTAGTGGAGGCAAAAGTCAGTCCCAGTATTTCCCTAACATCTATGTCAAAGAGGTAGCAGACAAGGCACTAGGTGACTATAAAAAGATGTTGGTTCAAGGTATCTGTCCAGAGCAAGCACGTATAGTGTTGCCACAAAGCACCATGACTGAATGGTATTGGTCAGGCAGTCTTGACGCCTTCATCGATATGTGCAATCTAAGATGTAAGATGGATACTCAGTACGAGACTAGGTTAGTTGCAGAATATATACTTAGTGAAATGATTAACCTATTTCCAGTATCAGTGGAGGCACTAGTAAAATGACAGATAGATCACATGGATCACCTTATGACAGGGGTACAGCAGACAGTTGGTATTGGAGATCACCTAGGCCACACTGGTATCCTAGCATAGGAGAAAGGATTAATGATAACAAGATGACACATGAACAGATAGAAGAATACTACAAAGGATATGATGATAACGAAAAGGCAGGTTGCCACAAGGATTATGATTAGATGGATAACCCACATAGTGCATGTCCCTTTGAGGACTGCGGATCAAGTGATGCATTCAATTGGAACGACGAGGGCTATGGATATTGTCATTCTTGCGGCAACTCTTATCCCAGTAAAGAACCTACATTTGATTGGGCTAAGAAAGAATACCCTGTAAAAGAAAGGATAAACCCTATGGACATACCCATTAAGAGTATGACGTATGATGGTATACGTGGCATTAAACCTGAGATATGTCAGTTGTATCAGATACAGCTACAGCTAGGTGAAGATAGTCAGCCTGTACGTTATGCTTACAAGTACCCTCATACTACCAAGTACCGTATGCATGATGACAAGAAGAAGACTTGGCAGAAGGATATAGGGGTAGGCATGTCTCACCTCTTTGGCCCTGAGTTTAACTCTGGTACTGCTACCCGTATCTACCTGACAGAAGGTGAGTTTGATGCTGCTAGTTTGTATCAGATCTTAGGTGAGAAGTTTCCTGTTAAGTCTATCCCTAGTGCTGCTATTAGTAAGAAGTTCTTACAGCAGAACATGGACTACCTTAACTCTTTCCCTATGGTAGTATATGCAGGGGAGTTAGATCCAGCAGGTAGAGCTGCGGCAGACAAGCTGTACTCTGTTATGCCTGAGAAGTTCTACTATGTACCTATGTCTAAGCACAAGGATGCTAATGACTTCCTTACATCTGGTGATGGTGATGAGTTGCTATGGGCTGCACGTAAGCCACAGAAGTATTCACCTGATAACTTCTTTATCTCTAGTGAAGATGTAGATACAGCCATACGTACAGAGAACCCGTACTCTTATACACCAACAGGTCACTCCGGTCTTGATGGTATGATCCGTGGCTTGGTTAAGGGTGGACTTACCTTTATCAAAGCACCTCGAGGTACTGGTAAGACTGAGGTAATCAGATACTTTGAGACAGGCTTGCTACGTACACCCGACACACGCATTGCCTTACTACACATGGAAGAGATGAAGTCTACTACCTACAGGGCTATGGCTACCTATCAGCTAGGTGTTAATGTACGTACTCATGATGATGCTAAGGCTAACAACATCAGTGAAGATGAGGTGATACGATCTGCTCAGGCTGCAGCTGACACTGATAATAGCCGCACCATTATCTTTGAGATGCGTAGTCACGATGATCCACTTAAGTTACTAGATCATACACGTACTGCAGCTACAGTCTTTGGTGCTGACTATGTATTTGTGGATCATGTTCAACGTCTAGCCTATCTATCCAGCTCTGGTGTTGATGGTGCTACCAGTACACTTACTACACTAGGTTCACGTATGGCACAGCTTGCTAAAGAGTTAGACATTGGTGTGGTATTTATCTCTCAGGTTAATGATGATGGACGTACCAAGTATGCTGCATCACTAGAGGAAGAGGCTATCATCTGTGTCAAACTAGACCGTGATGTAGAGTCTGAGGATGAAATACTTCAGAATACTACCAACTTTATTGTTGACAAAAACAGACCGTTCGCTAAGTTAGGACATGCAGGGTCACTATACTACGATCCCGAGACTACAATCCTCACAGAGGACTCACCCTATATACAAGGAGACATTGCTGCATGATGATATTTGACATTGAGACTGACGGTCTTGATCCCTCAAAGATACACTGCATGTCATGGACTACAGATGGTAAGTCTGTAAGTACAACACACGACTATAAACTTATGAGTCAGATCTTGCTAAGACAAAAAGGTTTGATAGGTCATAACATTGTACGCTATGATGTACCTGTACTTGAACGTATCCTTGGTATCAAGATCAAGGCACGTCTGTTTGATACCTTGCCTATGTCATGGGTCATTAATCATACTAGGTCTAGGCATGGCTTAGAGGGTTATGGTGTAGACTATGGTATACCTAAGCCTAAGATAACAGACTGGTCTAATCTTACCCCTGAAGACTATGCACATCGATGCCAAGAGGATGTAGCTATTAACTACAAGCTATGGAAAGATCTGCTTAGGAAGTTTATGTTCCTCTACAACAATGACAAAGAAGAATTAAACAGGTTCTTTATGTATCTGTCGTTTAAGATGGACTGTGCTAAGGAAGCAGAGCTACAAGGCTGGAAGCTAGACAAAGACAAGGCTTCAGATACTCTTAATAAACTACTTAAACTACGAGAGGAAAAAGAAACAGAGCTAACTAATGTTATGCCTATGCGTAAGCTAATGCAAGTTAAGACCAAGCCTAAGACTATGACTAAGAAGGATGGTTCATTGTCTGCTCATGGTAAGAAGTGGCTTAAGCTGCTGGATGACAATGATCTACCTCAGTCCTATGAGGGGGAGGTAACTGTAGTCAAGGGTACTAACGAAGCTAACCCTAACTCTAGTGATCAGGTTAAAGATTGGTTGTTCTCTTTAGGTTGGGAGCCTTGTTACTACCAGTACAAAGATGATAGACAGATACCACAAGTCCGTAAGGATGGAGAGCTTACCCCATCTGTTGAGGTACTGATAGACAAGGAACCTAAGGTCAAAGTACTTGAGGGTCTTACTGTGCTTACTCATCGTATTGGTATACTAAAAGGTTTTCTTGAGACAGAGCGTGATGGTTATGTAAGAGCAGAGATTGATGGCTTTACTAACACGCTACGCTTCAGACACAAGAAGCCCTTAGTCAATCTTCCCGGAGTTGACAAGCCATACGGTAAGGAGATACGTGGTTGTTTGATTGCACCTGACGGTCACATACTTTGTGGTGCTGACATGACTAGCCTAGAGGATACTACCAAGCGACACTACATGCATCCTTACGATCCAGATTATGTTGCGGATATGTCACGTCCTGGATTTGATCCACATTTAGACTTGGCAAAACACGCAGGGTATGCTAGTGAGTCTGATATAGACAAGTACAACAAAGGTGAGATGCCAGAACTAAAAAGCCTACGTAAAAACTTTAAGGTAGTTAACTACTCTGCTACCTATGGCGTTGGCTCTGCTAAGTTATCACGTACTACTGGCATGGCACAGTCTGATGCACAAGCATTACTAGATGCATACTGGGACCGTAACTGGTCTGTTAAACAGTTTGCTGAAGACCAGAAGGTTAGGTCTATTGGTGGTGATATGTGGGTACAAAATCCAGTCAGTAAGTTCTGGCACAGTTTAAGGTTTGAGAAAGATGCATTCAGTACAATCAATCAAAGCACTGGCGCTTATTGTTTTGATAAGTGGGTTGCCTATTATCGCAGTGTTAGACCCAACATTGTGGGACAGTTCCACGATGAATCAATCAACGTAATCAAGAAGGGAGAAGAGGATGTACATACAAAATATCTTCAGTTGGCTATTGACAAGCTGAATAAAGATCTTAAATTAAATGTTATGCTTGGTATTGATATACAATACGGCAACAACTACAGCGAAATTCACTAGAGAGGAATACAACATGGCAAAAGCTAGACTAGTAACAGTAAACGCAATCGCAGAGTGGGCAAAAGTATTTGACCAGAACCGTGATATGGAAGGGTATGGTGGTAAGTACAAGGAAACTAATGGTGCTTGTACTATTGATCTTATCTTAGATGAAGACAACTTAGATAAGTTAATGAGTGCAGGGTGCAGCAAAGTACCTAAGGCAGATCCAGAAGGACGTGGCAAAAAGATTAGGATTGACCGTAAGTTTGATACAGGTTTTGACTGGTCTTCAGGTTCACCAATTGTAACTAAGGCAGATGGTACACCTTGGGTACTTGATGAAGATGGTTTGATTGGTAATGGATCTGCAGTACAGGTAGATGTTACTATCTACGATACTCAGTATGGTAACTCAGGCTCACGTTTAGATAAGGTAGTAGTAACAAATCACATTCCATATGGTGTAGATACTAAGCCAGCACCTAGTGCTTCAGCTCCACCTCTACCAGATAACATTGAAGATGAAATCTTGTTCTAAATATTAACTAGGGGGGTAACCAATCCCCCCTTCTGCTAGGAGTTACTATGAAAAAGATAGATACATTAGTTGCTGATCTCTATGAGGTCATTGAAGGCAAGTCTTTGTTTTCTTCTAGGTTAGCTGACGATATGGGTAAGAGTATATCTAGTGTAGCTACATCTAGATTTTCACACCCACAAAAACCACGTAGCTATCTAGGGTTATCTGCTTTAGGTACACCATGTAAGCGTAAGCTATGGTACAAAGTTAATACCCCCAGTGAGGGTGAGACACTACCCACTGCTACACTATTTAAATTCTTTTACGGGGATGTGCTAGAAGAGATAGCACTAATGCTATGCAAACAAGCTGGTCACTCTGTCGTAGGAGAACAGGATAGATTAAACTGTCATGGAGTTAAAGGACATAGAGATGCAGTCATAGATGGTATGACAGTAGATGTTAAGTCCTGTAGCTCATACGCATTTAAGAAGTTTAAAGAAGGTAACCTAAGAGATGATGACCCCTTTGGTTATATCTCTCAGCTATCAAGCTATGTCTATGCTGCTAAGGATGACCCTCTTGTTACTAACAAAACTCAAGGAGCTTTCCTTGCTATTGATAAACAGAATGGTCACATCTGCTTAGATGTTTATGACTTTACAAAGGAGTTAACTACTAAGGAAAAAGAAGTTAAAGAGATAATCTCTATGGTTAAGGGTGATATACCTGAGGAAAGGATCTCTCCTGTAGCTCAGTCAAAGACTAGCCCTAACATGAAGCTGTCTATGCAGTGTAGCTACTGTGACTTTAAAGCTAAGTGTTGGCCTAAGCTAAGAACATTTATTTATTCTACAGGCCCATTGTTCCTCACTCATGTTGAGAAAGTACCTAACGTACCTGAGATTAAAGATGTCAACACGTAGAGGTAAAGCTAAAGGTAGGCTTGGTCAGAATGAGATTCGGGATAAGCTACTAGAAACTTTTCCTGAGTTTGAACCAGATGATATAAAGGGATGTGTCATGGGAGATACTGGTGAAGATATACAGTTCTCTCCCGCTGCACGAAAGAAGTTACCTCTATCTATTGAGGTTAAAAGAAGAAAGTCTGGGATGGTAACTGCCTATAACTACATTGACCAAGCAAGCAATCAGAATAAAGGAGAGCCAGTTGTATGTTATAGATCAGATAGGAAACCGTGGATTGTAATGATAGGTTTAGATCACTACATGAAACTACTAAGGAGTTGGAATGGAGATTAAAGTTTGGGGAATCATTGAAGGCCCAATACATACAGATGAAATTGATGAGATAGAAGATGATGAAGAGGGTTGGTTTATGGTATGTAAATCAGAAATAAATGGTAAGATAGAGAGTGCTACGTTTTACTTTAATGATCTAGATGATGCTTATGAATGGAAGAAACACTTTAACAAATCAATCGAACCTTTAATTGTAGAACAAAACAAGGAGCATCTAATATGAAAACAGCAGTAGTTTTTACCTGTTCACATTGTGATCCACAGATACCTAATGATAGATTTGATTGGCTAGGAGAATTAATCTATGATGTTAAGCCTGACTATGTAGTTGACTTAGGTGATGGTGCAGATCTTAAATCTCTCAACAGCTATGACACTAAGTATCCTAAGTCTATTGTTGCTCAAAACTATGAGGCAGATATCAACTGTTACAATGATGCACAAGACAGGTTACGTCACAAGTTTAGGGTTATGAAAAAGAAACGCCCTACTTTTTTTGGACTAGAGGGTAACCATGAACATCGATTGAAGAGGGCTTTGTCTCTTGACCCTAGACTAGAGGGTAGTAAGTATGGTATTTCATTTAGCCACTTACAAACAGATGTTTGGTTTGATGAATACCATGAGTATAAAAACTCAGCACCTGCTATCTTTAATAAAGATGGTATCTCATATGCTCACTACATTGCCAGTGGTAACTATGGCACAGCTATGTCAGGTATTCATCATGCCTATGGACTTGTACAGAAGCGATACAGTAGCACTACTGTAGGTCATAGCCATAAGCGTAGCATATTCTTTAAGGATGATGCTAACCCTCATCCAGCAATTGGTTTAGTTGCAGGTTGCTTTAAGGGTGCTGAAGAATCTTGGGCAGGTCAATCTAACTTAGACTGGTGGAAAGGTGTGATCATTAAAAGGAATATCCAGGATGGATACTACGAGCCAGAGTTTGTCTCACTAAAAAGATTACGTGATGTTTACGGTAAGTCTTGACTTTACAGATCAAATCAATATAACTAGAGGTTTCAGTAATGGAGTATGAAGTAACACTTAAGATCTACGTAGACTCTGATGCTAGCTACTTAGAAGTATCAGGTAATAACTGTGAGACAGTTGAAGAAGAAATTAAATCTGCACTCTATGACTTAGATGATATAACAGTGCTTGATATAGATACAATAATGAAAGGGTAACCAATGATAACTGAAGAAGATATGAAGGCCTTTCAAGGCTATAGTGAATGGGTAGAACGTAAGATTGTTACCGAGCCTAAAGATAGACTAGTAGAAAATACATTAGGTCTTATGGGTGAAGCTGGTGAAGTAGCAGAAAAGATTAAGAAGCGTATTCGTGATGACACTAAGGTTTCACCTGATGCTATTCTATCTGAGTTAGGTGATGTATTGTTTTATACAACAGCACTAGCTAACTACTATAATTTTAATCTAGCAAGTGTGATAGCACAGAATATGTTTAAACTAGATGGACGTGAAGCTAGGGGAACAATCAAAGGTAGTGGAGATGAGCGATAGACTAGCTAAACGTGCCGCAGAACTAGCATTACCTATTGAGAGGCAGATCATGATGTGCGATAGCAGGGAAGAAACCTTGCTATTTGCTTGCCTTATGCTAGATAAGTCTAAGACTATTATTGAAGCTCATCTAGGTGAGACTGGACGAAGACAATTGTTTATAATGGGAGACGAAGTATGAATAACAACTACCTACCTACAGACTATCAAACCTTTATTGCCACTAGCCGCTATGCACGTTGGCTTGACGATGAAGGGCGTAGGGAAACATGGGGTGAAACAGTAGAGCGTTACTTGCATAACATAGCTAAGACATGGCTAAAGCCTGTTGATCTAGATGAGATACGTAATGCTATCCTTAGCCTTGAGGTCATGCCCAGTATGAGGTCAATGATGACAGCGGGTAAAGCTGCGGAGCGTGACAATACTTGTATGTATAACTGTAGCTACCTACCCGTAGATGATCCTAAGTCTTTCGATGAGGCGATGTTCATCCTCCTTTGCGGGACGGGGGTTGGTTTCAGTGTTGAGCGTCAGTTCATTACTAAGCTCCCAGATGTTCCTAACCTTTTTGAGAGCGATACGACTGTCGTCATCAAGGACAGTAAAGAAGGGTGGGCGAAAGGACTCAGGCAAGTGTTGGCACTCCTATGGGCTGGTGAAATTCCTAAGTGGGATGTGTCTAAAGTACGACCTGCTGGTGCTAAACTAAAAACATTTGGTGGTAGAGCCTCTGGTCCTGCACCTTTAGTGGATCTGTTTATGTTTGCTGTTAATACTTTTAGAGGTGCAGAAGGACGTAAGCTATCTAGTATTGAGTGTCATGATCTTATGTGTAAGATTGGTGAGGTAGTAGTAGTAGGTGGTGTAAGACGTAGTGCTATGATCAGCCTATCTAATTTATCCGATGATCGTATGCGTCATGCTAAGTCAGGCAACTGGTGGGAGAATGCAGCACATCGTGCATTAGCTAATAACTCTGTATCTTATTCTGAAAAGCCTGACAGTATTGCATTCATGCGTGAATGGACTGCATTAATGGAGAGTGGTAGTGGAGAACGAGGAATATTTAATAGAGAGGCTTCGGTTAAACAAGCTGCAAAGAATGGAAGACGAGAAACTTGCTATGAGTTTGGAACAAATCCCTGCTCGGAAATCATTCTTAGGCCGAATCAGTTCTGCAATCTTACGGAAGTTGTTATCAGGGCTAACGATTCTTTTGAAGATCTTGCAAGAAAAGTCCGTATTGCAACTATACTTGGAACAATACAATCAACCTATACACACTTCCCATACCTGCGAAAAGTGTGGCAGTCTAATACAGCAACAGAGCGTTTGCTTGGTGTGTCACTCACAGGGATAATGGATAACAAACTTATGACCTTAGGTAATAAAGGTCTAGCTAGTACGTTAGAGGAGCTTAAAAATGTGGCTATTTCTACTAACGCTGAGTGGGCTGACCGTCTTGGTATCCCTCATAGCACTGCTATTACTTGTGTCAAGCCCAGTGGAACTGTTTCCCAACTGGTTGATTCAGCTTCTGGGATTCATGCTCGTCACAGTCCCCATTATATCCGTACTGTGCGTGGAGATAATAAAGATCCATTAACACAGTTTATGATTGATCAAGGTATACCTAGTGAGCCTGATGTTATGAAGCCTGATGCTACTACAGTGTTTAGCTTCCCTATGCAATCACCTCTTGGTGCAGTACACACGGCTGATATGACAGCACTAGAGCAACTAGAGATGTGGCTTATGTATCAGCGTCATTGGTGTGAGCATAAGCCTAGTGTTACGATCAATGTTAAAGCTGATGAGTGGCTAGAGGTAGGAGCGTTTGTATATAAATACTTTGATGAGATGTCAGGTGTGTCATTCTTACCATTCAATGAACATACTTACCAACAAGCACCATATCAAGAGTGTACAAAGGAAGAGTTCTATGATATGGTAGACAAGTCACCTGTTAATATTGATTGGACTAAGCTATCTACATATGAACAAGAAGATAACACATCAGGTATGCAGACTATGGCATGTACTGGTGATGTTTGTGAGATGGTAGATATAACCTAGAAAGGATATCATAAAATGATATGGGTTTATACAGTAGTAATGATGATGCTAGAACCAACAACAAATGAAAAAACTTTTATAGTATTTTCACCAAACATGGCCTTTACAACTGAAGAGTCTTGTCAACAATGGAGAGAGGTAGATATGCTAAGGCTATACAATTCAAGACCAAGTGAAAATGCAAAAGCAGTTAGTCAATGCTTTCCATTTCCTTTTAATGTAGACAAAGGGACATAAGCATTGACTAAGTGGACCTTACCTGAAAGGAATGATATGAAATTTGATACAGTAAACAAACCAGTACACTACACTATAGGTAATGGTATAGAGTGTATTGACTATATCAAACAATCGCTAGGGTTAGAGGGCTTTAAAGCCTTCTGCCACGGCAACGTACTTAAATATCAACATCGACATGCTTATAAGGGAAAGCCTGTAGAAGATATGCAGAAGGCACAGTGGTACTTAGACAAGATGGTTGAAACTATGAAGGAGATTCATAAATGAGTCCTATGGAGCAAGGAAGTTTAGCCTTTAGAAAAGGTAATCTATCTAATCCCTATCATGTCAAATTTAAATTCCGTCAACACAGAGACTGGCAATTTGGTTTTGACACTGCCTACTTTAAAAACTTAGAGAAAGTAAAAAGCTATGAAGACAATAATAAATCTAGAAGAAGAGGCCAAGGCATACAAGAAGCCAGTAACTAAACCTGCTAAAGGTCCAATAACAGCACGTAGATACTTTGCAGGTCAGGCAATGACAGTGCTCATGACTAACCTTAACATGAGTATGGCAGAGATTAAGCGAGAGTCTTATGCTTGGGCAGACTACATGCTAGAGGACTAGTTATCTAACATTTTTTGGTCAACTTTGAGAACATCAAGCTTATCTTTTACCCCAAGGTAAGCTTGAAGTATCTCTATTTCTGTTGTATTTAACTCGTATAAATCTTTTTCTAAATCTAAAGCTTGCCTAGCTTTATCAATTTTTGGCATAGAATATCTAGTAGTAATCTCATACTGCTGTCTAATAGTATCATTAGGACCAGAAAATTGAAGAGATAAAAATTCTTGGGCTTCTTTTTTAGAAGTCTTAAGTTCACGGTTCCATCTTATTCTTTGTTCATTAGTAGACAATGACCTAAATATTCTTCCATTCATAAGTGCTGTAGACTTAGCTTCAATAATATCAAATAAAATTCTATTGTATTCGTTAGCAGCTTTAGGTGCTTGAGTTCTAACTCTTCTTGCAGCATTAATACCAAAGGTATCTAACCCCATCATGTTCATTACACGTTGAGTATTAGTTAGTCTTACAGGTCTAAGACCCATTACCTTAGTAGAGGTAACATCAGCTTTACCTTTTGCTGCTTGCTGTAACGTCTCTCCCATTGGTTCTCCTTTAAACAATGGAATAATATTATCAAAATAACGAAAGGCATCATTGATAAATTTATCACCTTGATACCTGTCAATTGGTCTAGCATCTTCTCCTCTTACAATTCCTGCAGCAATATTTACTGGCTCTACAAATCTAGTGCTTGCAGAAATAACCTGTGAACCGACCCCTTCAATGTTATTAAAAAATGCATCTGTAGCTTGTTCTAACTCGCCTCTAAATGTATGATACATTAGTGTAGCCATATCTTTTTGTGATTGATCTAGGTTTCTAAGGATACCTTCAAGAGTAAAATCTTTAGCTATCTGTGCTAGTAATTCTGGAGGGGGGCGTTCACCTTCTCTATAGTAAGATATAACTCTAGCAGTAGCTTTAAATGCAGACAACGGATAATCAAATTGCTGGTTAATTACTTCTCCATCTACAACAGTATCATATAAACCAAGTCCTTGCTTACGTTTTTCAGTTTCATCTCCTACTAAGTAGTAAGTAAAACCACCTGCAACCATAGTCTTTAAGCCCATCTCTTTAATAGTTTTATCTTTATAAAATCCACCAGTAACTTTACCCACTAGACCTAGACCACTAGACTGTAATGCAAAGTCAACAGTATTATTAAAGAACCTACCAAATGGAACCATTAATCCTAAACCAGGAATATTTCTTGCATCTTCAATCATTCCAGCTAGTTGACCTAAAGTACCTGGACCTTTATAAGACTTAGAAAATATAGCTTCTTGTGTTTTCTGTACAGCTAATGCCTCTATTGCAGCATACTCTTTAGTCTGCATAATAGTTGCAGCCTCTTTACTACTATAGAATTCATCCCAACCTTTATTAAATTTAAGACGTAATGCTTTATCCATTTGAGATGTAAACTCAATAG